TAGTAGCTTTACTTATGCTGGTCAATGGAGAGATCAAGGAGGCACGTATACAACCTTCATTTGGAAAATGTATGGAGCGAGGCCGTATTGCTAAACGTGATTTAAAACTTCTTGGCAAAACAAATATTAAATATCAATGCATAAAATCTATGGCAGAATTAGAGGACAATATTGACGGTAGTAAGAGCATTAAAAAATTGATAATAGAATAAAATGGCAAATTTTTTTAAATTCAAAGCTGAAGTAGTCACAGGTAAATGTCCTACTTGTGAAGAGTCGACTATGTTGGTTAGCATCGCAACTGATTATTATAGATGCATGACATGTGGTGCAGATTTAGAACAACATATCAATGGTAAAATAAGTTACATACCAGCGATAACTAAAAAAACACCACAATCAAAAATAGACAGTATCTTCGGCAATGGCGAAAATTAAAGGATTTTTAAACAAGGTTGCACACGAACCGGTGCATCACAAGACATCGATTGGACGTAGACCTAGTTTATGCAAAATGAACAAATCGCAACGCAAAAATTTTAAAAAATACCGTGGCCAAGGAAAGTAATGAAATTTATATTAAGTTTAATTATATGCTCGCAAGTAGCGGGCACTTGTTTAGAACCATACCCATGGCCAGAATCATTTGATAATCAATATGATTGCATGGTATTTGGTTATGAAGAGTCTTTAAAAAAAATACAAGATATAGGGCCTGAAGAGGTAAACAAATACAACATGTATATTAGGTTTATTTGTATGCCTGAAAATACCGTATAAAACTACAACTTAGAGTTGATTATTAATGTCTGTGCATTCCAAGAAAGGAACGCACAAACAAAAGGTGTGAGAAGAGGTCTTTATTTTATATTAAAAAAATAATACTTGCAATACTTGTTTTATACTATATATTCCCATATGTGAAAATAATAATAAGAAAGGAAATATGAGATACACATACAAAGTTTTTGAATTAGGACCAGAAGTATATGATTCTAAAACTAATGAGACTCATGTAAATGTGGGAGAGTCAAAACAAATGGAGGCTATGTCTCTTAAAAAACTACAACGTAAGCTTGATCCAAAGAAAAAATATCATATAGAGTATAGGAACAAGAAAAACAATTATATATCAAGAACAATAGAAGGGAGAGACAATGGCTGATCCAGCTAAATACAAATCACTATCTGTTCCACGTGAAGATTGGGAACAACTAGGAGCACTTGCTACAAAAACTAACAGGACCAGATCTAAAATGATTGGAAGATTAATCAGATTTTTTATGGATAACAAAGGTGTAAAAGCAAATGGTAAAATTAATAAAAATCGCTCATAACAAATGTATTTGTCCAACGTGTGATGGCAATGGCTATTTAAGAATAGCTAAAGGAGATACGTCGAAGGACTTTAGAGACAATAGTGAAGTCCATCAGTGTTGGGATTGTGAGTCTTCTGGTGAGTTAGAAATAACAGAACCATCTTTAGAAGATTTAGAGACTAGTTCGAGGCTACAATGATTAAAAATTTTGTAGCTAAAATACTGGGGACATCCAAGTACAGACAAAGAAGAGTAGAATCTAAAAAGAAATATAACAGAAAGAAAAAACCATCGGGATATTATTATGATTATAATGGCAAGGAGAAAATACTTTATGACGATAACTACTGAAGATTTATCTTATATCGCAGGACTATTTGATGGTGAGGGTTGTATTCAATGTAAACAAGTTATGGAAGCTAAAAGAAGATCAACCAAACCTAAAAAATATAAGGTGTGGAGAATTACAATGGAGATATCAATGGTAGATCAAGATATTATACGTTGGGTCCATGAAACATTGGACGTAGGAACTGTACTTTTAAATGTAAAAAATAAATCTCCTAGTTCTAAACCACATTGGAAAAACCAATGGCGTTGGAGATGTAGCCACAGACAAGCTTACAAAGTCTGTAAATTATTGTGGCCTTACATTAAATTAAAGTTACCAAAAGTAGAACAAATTATCGATCATTATGAACCAGAATTTTTAATGAATGATAAGGTAGTAAGTTTACAACAATATAAACAAAACATGAATTTAGAATGATTCTAAAGTACAAAGAAAAATTTAAGACATGGTATTTATGTTATCACGACGAGATAATGTGGGGCGTATGTGGTTTTATTTTAGGAGCGTTAATATTTTGACAGCTGGATTTGGATTTGGAATGTTGGTTTATAATATGGTCTGTCTGATGATAGGTTTAATAATAATATATTACATAATAAGGGACATAAAATGAGGGACATGGGATACATTGTAATTTATGCATTGATTATACTATGGCTAACTGGTTGTAGTGCGAAGTTTGATAGCTTTGATCCTACGACTTCAACTTTAAGATGGATAATAACAAGTGAAAAAAAATAATAGTTATAGATACCCAAAGACGGTACGTGAAATGATAGAAGGTCAACGTCATTACGTTATCGATCATTCACATATTACGGAAAAATTACCAAGTGTAACGACTATATTGTCAGCGACTCAAAGCGAAGAGAAGCGCGAATCGTTGAGAGCGTGGCGTGAACGGATTGGCGAGGCAGAAGCGACGCGAATCGTGGATCAATCTGGTGCCAGAGGTACAGCAATGCACAAGATACTTGAGAAATATATTTTAGAAGAGGGTTACTTGGACGAGACAGAAGTAGGTAAACAAGCACATAACATGGCATTACAAGTTATTCAAAATGGATTATCAAATATTACAGAATATTACGGTACGGAATGTACCTTGTATTACCCTGGTATATTTGCAGGCCAAACAGATTTAGTGGCTGTGCATAAAGGCCAAGATGCAATCATAGACTTTAAACAAACCAACAAACCAAAGAAAAGAGAATGGATTGACGATTATTTTCTTCAACTTGGTGCGTATACAATGGCACATAATTTTATTTACAAAACAAAAATTACCAAAGGTGTGGTGATGATGTGTAGTAAAGATAATTTTTACCAAGAGTTTGTAATTGAAGGTGAGGAGTTTAAAGAATATCAACATAACTTTTTAAGGAGGGTAGATGAGTACTTTAAATCAAGACATGAAAAGACTGGATAATATATCCAAAGTTTACTGGAAAACATCTGGTGAAATAAGAGAGATGTGGGGCCGTAAGTGGTATGAATTAATAAAACAAATAGGAGGAAGGATTAATGAGAGTAAGAGATTTACAACAAATATTGGGTAAATTTACTTTAAATGAAAAGGGCACAATAATCTCTGATTGTCCAATTTATATTGAAACTATGGACGGCCATTTAGAAGCTGTTAGAAGAATAGAATTGCAGGAAAGTAGATTAATAAATTCCCCAGAGCCTGCAAGATTAGTTTTAAAACCGGAGAAGTTAGAGAGATTTAGATCTCCAACTTTTAAACAAAGTTAATGGCAAGACAAGAAGTAAAAATAGTAGGTAAAAAGATAAGCACAAAACAGTGGTCGAATCTGATTTTGGAGTTAAATCTTATTCGTAAGCAATGGGCACCTTATGCAACCATAGATATACAGGGAACTGGGGTAAAAAGAATAATCAAATATGGCACAAATGTGGCCAAATACAAGTAAGTGTGCCAATGTATAGTAGAATATTTGAGCAATTTTTTTTTTCAGTGATAAGAAAAAACTCATGGCACAGTTGGCACAGGGTAAAATTAAGCTATTATCGTTGGTATTCCTTACTAATAGGTGTGCCAAGGGTGTTGGCACAGCCTGGCACAGTACTGTATTCTGCGCGCGCGACCCTTTTTAGTTTTTTAAAAACTTTTTTGCCTAAATTTTCTACTATAGTATATAAATAAATATGAGATATCCTAAAAAATCAAAGTATAAATCAGTAGTTATCAAGAAAAAACGATATTACTTTTATGAAATTACGTGGGAAGATATCACGGCAGATGGAGGGCACGCTACAGCATTTGAGTTTATGGGTTTTATGCCTAGTATTATGATAACAAGAGCATACGTATTTGAAAAAGATAAAAAGCACGTAAGAACTTTTGCATCTTACGAACAAAATGAAGAATTATTTAGTGATAGAAATGTATTTCCTAAATCGTGTATAATAAAAATGGAGAAAATAATTGAAAAATAAAACCTTGACTAAGAATATGCCTAACGTAAAATGGGACCAACTTCCACCAAGGAAAGGACCTAACCCACAAGGAGTAAATTATGGGACTAATAAAAAAAATAATAACAAAGTATCACGAGTTATATTGCGTAGCAAACGAAGTGACTAATCGGATTCAGGGGCTGACTTTGTTGGCAATTCTAATTCTTCTAATTTTATATCTTCCGGCGTAATATTAATAATCTCTTTGTTGTCATCAAGAATCTTTTTAAGTTTATCTTTGATTTCATCTGCAGATAAATTATCTATGTTACCTGTCATTACAAGTTTTTGATCTACGTAAAGTCCACCAGCTTTACCACGGGCCACCTCTGCGTTCACCGCAGCAGACCAGGCCTTATTCTTGAGAGCGTCATTTCTAATCTTAGCTAACTCTGCAACATGTTTTTCAAAGTTAATGCCATATTTCTCCCTTACTTCTGCCCTTAATTCGCCAATATATTTAACAACCAAAGGAAAATATCTTGGATTACGCATCTCAGATGCAGCTCTTCTGGCCCTTGTTTTATATCCGGCTTCGTAAGCAGCCTCTGCTGGGGACATCTTACCCTCATTATAAACCAGTAATTCTGCAAATTTACGCTGTTGATCTGTGAGTCTTTTTAGTTGTGTCATGGTTGAAATTTACCCCAATATGTAGTAGTTATCAAGCAGAGAATTCCGGTGAAACCAGAGTCAAAATTTTGGAAATTAATTAAGAAAAATACACCCAAAATCCAGTGGACAAGACTGGAATCCTGGGCGTCCTTTGGTGTGCCTGATCTGTTGGGATACCATGATAATTGTGGTTTTTTTCTAGTTGAGTTAAAAGTTACAAAGACTCCGAAAGTACACTTCTCACCCCATCAAAAATTGTTTCATCTTACCAGAACCAAACGGAATTTTATCTTGCTCCAAGACGCCTCTCTTGGAGCCATAAAACTTTATGAGTCTTCCTCGATCCTCGGTTTAATAGCCGACCATCGAGAGACACCTTCCCTCGCAATGAATGATTGGGAGCACGTTCAACGCTTGTTGATCCGCGAATCGCCTGACGCCTGACAGCTTGTGCCCTTCGGGCCCACCCGCCCGTTCCCTTCTGCTTGTTGCTTGTCAGCTTGTGAACTTAAGACTCTTGGTTTTGATTGACCATAACCCTGAGAGCTCCGGGTCACGCCCCCTCCGGATAATTTAGCGGCGCAATTGCTCTCAGGATCTCGGCGGCTCGCATTGAGCGGCCCCATAAGTGGGGCGTCTCCTGTATCGATTGTTGGAGTGTTTCCAGTTCCAACCCTAGTCCCACAATATCCCATGTTCCTGGACCTGTCAAGGTTTTTATTTTTTTTCGCGCTTGAGACCTGGGGGCCCACCCGCCCGTTGCC